TATATTGTATCATATATGCTTTAATTTGTCAACAAGATTTATTAGATGTTCAACATCTAAAACGCTGGAGGAGAAGAGGGGATTATTCAATCCCCTCAATTGCTTCCATGATTGCTTGATGAATCTTGTGTACATTGGCGGTGATGAACTTCTGTGCCTGTTCTTCATCGCACTCATAGTAGTCCTTCTTATTCTGACAACGGTTCATGCAACGTGCGTGGTCAAAGATATTGTGCAGTGCATGTTCTGCCGCCTGTGCCTGTGCCTTGTTGGCAACTTCCATATACCACATCTTCTGAACAGGAGTAGCACGGTTGATGGTGTTATAACGCTGAATGATATCCTTGGTTTCACCCGGCTTCACGCCGCCGGAGATGATGGAGAAGTATACCACATGCTGACCACGAAGCGGCTGACCCTGACTGCGAACCAGCTCCACGATCTCAGCCCATTCAGAGCGACAAGCCAGCTCCCACAGACGAGCTTCTTCCGGTTCCAGCATCATGGAACAGATGTCATAGGTACTCAGCTTTTCGCGGCTGTACTCGATATAGTCCTTAGTACGCGGCTCAGCTTTACCAGAGAAACGAGACACAGCGTTATAGACCAGCTGAGCACGGGCGGTTTCAAGGTTCTGGGACTTGGTGGCAGGAGTGTAACGGTTGAAATACATAGCATTTACCTCTTTCTTTCTGGGGTGCTTCCCCTTAATTCGTATGACTAATTCTACCACAGAAACAGATAATTGTCAATAAGGTTTTTTAGATGTTCAACATCTAAAAACTATAAAAGAGGAATAACTCTCGTTATTCCTCCATGGGTGTGACTGTGACAACCGGATCACGCATTGCCCAAAATTCGAGGGCGGTTTCGATTGCCATTTCTTCATCTTCTGCAACGCCATCCGGCAATTCGTAGTCAACACAATCTTCGATTCTGATATTAAATCTCATCTGATATATCCTCCCCTGTAAATGTTACGGTTCTTTTTTCTCTGCTCACGCTTCCACTCACGCCATGCAAGCCACGCATAATAGATGACCAGAAGCACAGTACCGATGGACATAGACCACATGATGATGGTTAGAATCATTTCACGCGGTTCTACGAACTGACCAACCACAAGGCCGCAGAAAGCGGAAATAAGCCAAGTAAGAATGATGTCCCAAATAGTGTCATTAAGCATGTTTGTCAACTCCCTTTAAGTTATGATTTATTATAGCATCTATTTTTGTTTTTGTCAAGAATTAAAATTAGATGTTGAACATCTAAAAAAAGAAAGAAGTTTCTTTTCAGAAACTTCTACCCGCTCCACCACCGCGAGAACTGCCGCCCTTAAAACCGCTGGAGGAAGAACGATGACGATGAGAACGATGGGAAGAATGACTGATAACATCAGACCAGAACTCAAGCATGACAATAAACTTATCAGTCCAATCCCATTCACGATTGAAAAGCCAATCGAAGATTGCCCAAATGGTTGCACATGCAACACTAAGACCAAGCAATAGACCAAAAAGAATTGCAAATGCTTTGATGAGTCCGATGAACGTTTCCATTTTAATTGCTCCCTTCTTTTATTGATTATAGTGTAACATAATTTTTTCTTTTTGTCAATAATAAAAATTAGATGTTCAACATCTAATAATAAAAAGAAGGTTGACATTATGTCAACCCCTGTGCTTGCGAAGGAACGGATGTGCATTTACAATTGCATTAACTCTCTCCCACTTTTCCGCGGCGTCATCACGCATAGACTGATAATTGGTATAGTATACCAAGCGTTGTTTCTTGAGAGTTTCGATTTCCTCAACAATTTCATCGCGTTCTGCTTTGGGCAACCATCGCAGTTCACTTTCTTTCTTCTCAATTTCCTTCTCATACTTGCGAACGTGCTTCATAAAATATGCACCTGCTTCCTTGTCACAAGTAGAAGCAACATGACAAGCACGAAGATATTCCGGATATTCCTTTTCAATTTTCTTGTCGATATGCTTGTAATACAAGACCATACCTACACCGCTAAGAATACCACAAAGAACAATGCCGCCAAGGATAACGAGGAAGATTACATTTTCGTAACTCATATTATTTATCCGTCCTTTCATAATTGTAATGTTCATGAAGTTTGAAGTTGTAACCGCTGGTGGACCGAGAATCAAGCACTTTAATTTCAAGCGGCATTGTTTCTGCATCTCTATATTTTGCATAGCACGCAGAACAGACTTTCATAATGTCGGTGGCGTGGTCATTCTCCCACATAAGATAGTAAGAGTTATAACCATCGTCATCGGTAGTATAGAAGGTTTCTACAATGGTGACGTTCTCAGTATAACTTTCAACTTCTTTCATACTGTAATCAACCACGAAGTCAAACGCGGCCTTGCCCATACAAAAGACACAAAGAAGAATACCAAGAGTACAAAGAATACTAATAAGTGTTGGGCGGTTGGTTGTTCTCATGTTTTCAATCTCCTTTCTTGATGATAATAGTATACAATAAAATTTCAAATTTGTCAATAAATAATTTTAGATGTTGAACATCTAATTATAAAAAAGATAAGAGAGTTTAATCTCTCTTATCCCAACCAGTGTACATCCATGCCAACAGGATAGGCCGCACAAGGTCATCACCCGTTTCAACATCTTCAAAGGTCATGATTTCCTGTGTGTCGATGTTGCGTACAACCAACTGACAATTACTGCGATTCCACCAGAAAGACAGGTGAGCATCAGAGCACTTGAAATCCATGATGTTATTCTTGATAAGAACATCAGTAAACAGATGAGCATCGTTGATAGTGAGGAAGTTAATACGAGAATAGCTGGTGACCATGTTTTACAACTCCTTTGTTCTTTTGATGGTTTTATTATACCATGAGATTAGGGATTTGTCAACCCCTTATCTCAAAAAATATACATTTAATATTATCAGAGCGATTTGAATAATGTACAGATTCAAATGGGTTTTGTGCCGCGTGTTTAATGCAATGCTGAGAATAGAATTTATCAAGCCCAGTATAGGTGCCCACCAATAACCCAGTACGACGAATATTACATTCAACACGGTGAACAGGGCAGAAACGTCGCCCCATTCAAATACATACTTTTTCTTTTCAATTCCAAAGAACTCTTTTATGCTTCCCATTCTTCTTCACATCCATCATACCATACACGTTTAATAGTCTTGCCATCTGCGGAAATGAAATCTTCATATCCCATCCAAGAAGATTCTGCTTGCTGTTCGTCAATTTTGATCCAGTTATCAGAAGTCATACACAGTACCTTCCTTTCCATCCTCAAAGCCCACGCCATAGCAACCGCAAGGACTTTCATACTCTGTCCAGTTCTTGCCTGCCGCGGTCAGTTCCCATCCATCCGCGAGCATCTGAGATTCGGTGACCTTCATGCCTTTTTCATATTTCATTTATTCATCCCCTTTTTTCTTTATTCTATCATATGCTGGAGGAAATGTCAAGGGGTTATTGAAAAATATTTTTACTTCTTCTAAAAGTATATTAGATGTTCAACATCTAAAGATGAAATTGTGGGACTGATTAACAGTCCCATGTATAGCCGCCAACATAGGGGTCGAATCCTAACTCCAAATCATCCGCGGATTCAGAGCATCCATACTCTTCTTCCACATCGAAATCATCATCCCAATCCTCATAGGGATCATCGTCATCCTGATCGCACGGAGCCGGGAACATCGGGTCATCGTAGTGGCAACGCGGATAGGCTTCGTTCTCGTCCTTCCAGAAGTAGCCGCAGTTGCGGCGTTCGCATTCACTCATCATGGTTTTCGTCCTCCTCTTCGTTCGTCGGGTACATCTCGTCAACCCATTCAAAACCAAATTCTTCGTATTCGGGGTGCTTCATGTTTATCGCTCCTTGCTTTCTTTTGATGGTTATATTGTACCACAGAAAAATGAAATTGTCAACACTTTTTTATTAGATGTTCAACATCTAATTATGTCGGGGTGGTTAACCCCTGTTAGAAATCGTTTGTTTCATAATGTCTGAATGTACCATCGAATCTGTAATACATCACCACGAAACAACCATTATCAAACCAAATATCAATTTCAAAGAAATCATCCTCATTACCGGTAGTATATACATCAACAACGTCCGTCATGTATTCGTAACCGTTAGCATGAAGTCGATCTGAAAGTTCCTTGAAACTGTATTGCGTAAGTTGTTCAACGAACTCTTTCATTTTGATAACTCCTTCTAAAAGCATATTCTTCCGGCGTAAGGTTGCGAACCTTAACCACTCGGCCGCACAATCCCCGTGATACTTTAACCGCATTCAAAATGCAATCACTCTTAATATAGTACGTCAAACCATTTTGAAATGTAAGGGCGTAGTACTTCATGGAATCATCTTCTTTCCTTTTGTTGTTTATAGTCTAACATAAAAAATGAAATTTGTCAATACTTGAAATTAGATGTTCAACATCTAATTATAAAAGGATTTGGTATTAAACCAAATCCGCGAGTTTATTTTCTACAAAGGCGGCATCTTCAACACGGCAAGTCACCGTGATTTCACCATTGCGGAAATAAGCAAAGCAAGGAATGCGTTCTGCGATTTCATCAAGGCGTTCGTGAATCAGAGAGGAAAGGATGGTGGGATCGGCGTAAACAGAGATGGTCTTCATGGGGTTGCCTCCTTTAGTTTGTTTTCTTTTCTTTTTGTAATTATATTATAGCACACAAAAATGAAATTGTCAACCCCTAAAATAAAAAATTTCCCGATGGAGTTAGCTACTCTCCATCGGGTCGCACCTCAATATATTTATCGCCCGAATCACCGCGAGGCCGTGCAGTGACCGTTTGGAACAGTTATCAAATTATAAGGTGGGTTCGTGCGTTGGCTGTTCCCCTTCGCAAGTTGCCCTTACACTAAATCAAGTTTCATCAACTACCTTTCTTTCCTTTCGACATGTATATAATAACACAAAATGCTGGAGGTGTCAATAGTCTTTTTTAGATGTTGAACATCTAAAAATAAAAAGGAAAGATGACGTTAGTCATCTTCCGCATTCCAACCAACATTCACTGCAGAAACATTGGAGCAATCAATGAAGATTTCTCCTGCTTCATTGCGAATGCTCATCAGGCCATAATCAGCAACAAACTGGTCAATCAGAGTGATGATTTCAGCTGCCGCACGACTACGCTCATTCTTCTGCTTTTCACGTTCATCCTTGAGCCTTTCAGCCGCTTCAATGAATGCGGCCAATTCATCATCAGAGCCAACAGAGAAGATGTATTCACCAATACGAACAGAGCTTTCCATAGAGACTACCTCATTTCTTTCTTTTGATAGCATTATTGTAGCATATTGCAGGCTGTTTGTCAATGCAGGTTCTTAGACGTTCTACATCTAACTTTTATAAAAAAAGGATTCGCTTTACAGCGAATCCGTAGACAGATAACAGCTCCTAACAACAGCGTTGGCAACCTCACCAGAAAACTCAACATCTTCGAACTCGAAGATCTCTTCGCTATGCAGGTTCTCACAATGCAGCAGCAGGTTCTCATCCCACGAAAAGACCAGCACAACGTCAGTCGTTTCCAGTCGCAGGTTGTAGTGTTCATACAGTTCATCAGCAGCAGCCAGCATTTCACGCATGGTCAGGTCGAGCAGGCTCTTCTCAAAGTTCTTCATAGCTTAAACCTCACTTTCAATTCTTAAGAAGGTGGAGAGCCTCAGCTCTCCACCACGATATCCCAGTCCTCCAGCTGTGCGTAGATTGCACAGCACTCGGAAGCCCACACTTCCCGCGTCGTCGGCTCATAGCAGCCGAACTCGTCAGGGTCAGGAGCCCACACCTTGACCATGCCATAGCACCAGTCGACGTAAGCCTTGACAGCCTTCTCAGCTTCATCAGCTTTTACCATGTAGAAACGGCTGTTGCTGTCGTCCATCACAGTGCAGTCATCGCCAGCTTTGAGAACACGGACGGTGATTTCTTCAGACTCAAGGTCAAAGGAAGCCAGCTTGCCTTCGCGAGTATTGAAGGTGTACTTGTTGATATTCATCATAATAGAAACCTCTCTTTCATGTCGTAGCTTTTTGAAGGGGGAAGGGGGGGGAAGGGGCTTTCGCCCCTTCCTGTCAGCCGTTAATCTTGACCTTTACGAGCTTGCCGGTGTCGCGGAACGTCGGCCAGTCATAGGAGTGTTCGTCGTAGATGTGGTAGAGCCAGCTGAGCTTCTTGCCAGAGTTGGCAACCGACTGGAAGTTGATGCAGGTTTCACCGTTGACCTTAAACCATGTCAGCATGTCGCCCTTGAACTCTTCCAGCCGATAAACCAGCTCATCCATCGGAAGGAAGATGCAGGGATTTTCGTCGAACTTTTCCCAGCCACGCATGGACGGGTCAAAGTACCAGACCAGCCACTTGCCAGCGTCGCAAGCGTCTGCCAGCACTTGCCAGCATTCATCAATGCTGATGCCGTTGGCAACGCAACCGCCGCCGCTTTTCAGCTCAACCACGATGCGAGACTTTTCCAGCATATCCGCCGCGTCGTCGTCGCACTGAATCGTAATATCAGGCTGACCAGCCGGACGGCAGGCGATATCAACGATATCGAGAGCCAGCCCACGAGCCGCCGCCTTTTTGCAACGGTTGAAAGAATCAGCCGCTTTTCCGAACGTGCCAGTTGAGCCTTTTTCAGCCTGTCGGCTCAATTCGCCGCTGACGTAATTTTCCCACGCCATGCGGATTGCGTCGCCGCTAATCTGACGCTGAGAAGTGTGCTTGATGATTCCATGCTCAAACAGATCAACCGCGATTTTCGCCGCTCTGTTTTCCTTCTCTGCCTTTGCTTTTTCGCGGAGCTTTTTGCTCATCTCAAAATTCGTGTATGCCATGGTATAACCTTCTTTCTGTTAAATGTTTGTCAATGTGTTCATGAGTGACTATGATCCCGTCAGTGGTCTTGACTCCGGCGGTTGAGCATCGTCGGCAACTGTTGATCTCTATCAACTGTATTCATTATAAGGGATACAAGGCTATTTGTCAACGGCTTTTTTGAATTTTTTTCAGATTTTTTCAAAGAAATTTTTGCAGGATATTTTGCAGGATTGCTTGCATTTTACTTTCACACTTTAGCGTGCTAAATCCTACTAAGGGGCAGGGGTTTCAGGCGTCTGTTAGCCCTCCCTAACGACCGACCCCGTGGTCTCCACATTATCCGATAGAATTCAATTTTAAAAAATCAGCACCCATCTCACCAATCAAAAAATTTCACTACAACTGTAATTCAATCAAATTTCCCCGCACTCTATTTTCCCCAAATTTTACTTTTTTGTAAAAAAGTGATAAAATTTTAGTATAAGAAAAAACTAGACAGAAATAAACTGTCAAGGAGCAAAGACGTGAAGAAACCCTACTCACTAAATTTTGAAATAAAGACGGCAGTGGATAGAAATTAGGCCGTAATAGATATTCTCGATTCACTCGAAACCGATCCTTCGTAGAAAGAAATAGAACAAATGACCGACTATATTCTTTTTGGTAAGGATGAAAAGTTTTTGTCGGCCGTCGACACCAAAGACATTTTATAGCCCGAACGCCGTTTCAATTCTTGGAAAACCAAAGCAGAAAAAACCGAATCTCTTGATGCCCTGCTGGAAGACCCAGTAACAGCCCCCGAGATAGAATCAAAAACCGCCGACCGCGGGCCACGTTACAAGGTAGTTAAGCCCGAGATTAAGCGTCCCACCTACGATGCTGATGGCAACATGATTGATCCCGGTGACTCCGATGTACCCGGCATGGTGGAGTTATGGGAGATTATTGATGACCTCCAGAAACGCTATGATATGTATAGGGGTAAAATTCCTCCGGATGACAACATTAGGGCACATCCAATAAATAGTTATCAGTTGTATAAGATGGGCCACATGCTAATAGACATTAGACGTCACCAATACTATTTAAAAGACTATTGGAAACCCACAATCAAATTCTTCAACATCCAGCCACCCGGAAAACCCATACTAGATTTCAATGGCAACACCGGTCTATGGTTGTCGCCCGAAGAATGGTGCGAACGAAAACGCAACCCTAAAGAATTTGACCTTGAACAGCCGCCACTACAAGATACACCTACAGATGAGCAAGGCCACATTTATTGGAAAATCAGTGATAACGAAATAGATTATGAAAATCCCGATCACATTTTAGCAATTTTAGATAACTATTGCTCATTATTAAAACATTCCTATGGCGACCTTCACAGTCCTACTCGCATCATGTGTTGGGACATAGAATGGTTAATTGAAAACGCTGGTCTCACCGATTTAGAACATTTCCTTCTTACCCAACGTGTAGCACATAGAAACATATTTAGAATACAAAAAGCCCTATTGGAAGACGACATCGTAATGAGCGACGTTCAAATCCGTACCTATACAAGAAATAAAATCCCAAAGAAGCTCGCCCAAACCGCCACCCGCCTACGCCTAGAGTGTCAGATGCGTAATGGTGAAATAGAAACACTCAAGTGTTCCAAGTGCGGCAAGTCCTATCCAAAAGATCCTTTCTACTTTGCACGTTCTCGCGACAAGCGTACCGGCTACTGTAGTCAATGTAAGGCTTGTCAGAAAGCAAAACGTGATGCGGCTAAGGAGGCGAAGTAATTATGCCTGTATGCGGCAAATGTAAGATAGATAAACCTATTACAGAATTTGTACCTACCAAATCACCATTTCATCCCAAGGATCGCTCCTTGATGTGTTTAACTTGTTTGGAGAAATTGGTTGATCCCAAAGACTTAAATTAGGTCGACAAAATGTGCCAGTGGCTAGACATTCCTTTCTTTGTCAATGAATGGACCCGGATATGGAACGCGGCGAAAGAACGCACATTACACGTATATGTAAAGCTACTATCAGACAACCCTTCCTACACGTCCCTTGATTGGTCAACCGTAAATGAAAAATGGCAAGATGCAGAAACATGCGGCACCCTAATTGATAATGTGCCTGTTGTTGCCGAAGGCTGGCGACGCGAAATGATGCGTAAATGGCCATCCGACCAAGAACGTGATGATGAAGACTATCATTATTTAGAAAATTTCTATAACGATCTTTGCACCACCCAAAATCTTGTAAGTGCTACCCAACGTGACGATGCCAAACGCTTGTGCGAAGTTGGACTGTTAGCTACCAAAAAAATTCGTGCCGGTCTTGATGCCAAGAATGAAATGGCAATTTACCACAACATCGTTAAGACCGAAGGTTTTGAACCGAAAAACGCCAAAAATATTGGAGACTTCGACAGCGTAGGAGAACTCTACACTTGGCTTGAAAAACGTGGCTGGAAACCAAAGTGGCACACCGAGCCGCAAGATAGCGTGGACTTTACTATAAAGAATATACAAAAATATCTACAACGTCTTGTTACGGGCGAGGGTGCCCTAGCAGACCAAGTAGAAAATCGCCGTAAGCAACTTGAACTTGCTAACCGTCTTGAGGAAGACTACGATACTCCACTTGAAGATGAGGACGTCGAAATCGAGTATGAAGGTGCGGCCGAGCTGGAGGATGAGTTAGATGACGGAGCTCTTAACTAACACTACCTCCCGCCCCATTTAGGGGGAATTAAGAGATGGAGTCCCTATTGAAAAAGGTGTAGTAGTTACTGAAGATTTCCTAGAGAGAAACGAAAATCTTTTTTAGCAATATAGTGCCTACTTTATGTTGTATCCAGATTTATTTTTGGATCTGATCGCAACCAAAGATTGTCCAATTAAATTCTACTACTACCAGCGAATTATGTTGCGTGCGATGATGCGTTTCCGTTATTTTTACGGAACCTTTACTCGTGCGACATCTAAATCGTTCTTAGCAATTATTTCACAGTATCTTGCTTGTATGTTCCTGCCGCGTTCTAAGCGATTTGTAGTATCTCAATTCAAGAAAGCTTCTCTAAGTATTACGAAGCAGAAGCTCGAAGAAATTTGGACATACTGGCCACTACTGAAAACAGAAATTCTTACTCAACATATGTCAACAGACTATATTGAGCTTATCTTTAAAAATAGTTCTACCCTACAAATTCTTTCTCTCAGTGCCTCCAGCCGTGGACAACGTGCTTCTGGCGGTCTGATAGAAGAGGCTGCTCTTATTGATGGTGACCTGTTGGCAGAAGTTATCATTCCTATGATGAACATTCCTCGTCAACATTCTTCTGGCGGTTCGAATCCAGAAGAACCGCACTCTCAGCAGGTGTATATTACATCGGCTGGCAGTAAGAATACTTTCGCCTATGAACGTTTGATAGAACTTACAACATTGGCTGTACTTGAACCACAAGATTACTTCATATGCGGTGCAAGTTATGAACTACCGTTGAAATATGGATTATTCGATAAAAAAACAATTCAAGACCAAAAGCTTAGCTCTACTTTCTCTAGTGATGGTTTCGCTCGTGAGTCTATGAGTATTTGGACAGGTGGTTCAAGTGATTCTTGGTTTAATACAAATAAGCTAAATAAGTCTCGTTCTCTAATGCATTGTGAGAGAGATTACAATCTCACTCAGAAGCAAGTAGATGCGGGCTGGTTCTATCTAATGTCTGTCGACGTTGCTCGCTATGGTGAGAATGATACTTCTGTATTCGTCTTTAAGGTGCGGCCTAGGGATAACGGCTGGAAAAAGGACGTTGTATATACAGAGAACCTTACTAAGATGAATCTTCTCACACAAGCCGCGAGATTAAAAGAACTTAATCGTATTTATCGTCCAAAAGAAATCGTTATCGACGGTAACGGCGTTGGTGCCGGTTTAATTGACGCGATGGTTGTTCCTTCTTTCGGTAAGAATGGTGAAACCTATGAACCAATATACGTAACTAACGATCCTGATAATTATCCTATTCCACGCGGTATGGATAGGCTTGCTTCTATTTATAACATTAAAGCCAATGCAACTCTTAACGGTGAAATTTATTCTAATCTCTATGTTCAAATAAACAGTGGTAATGTTGGACTATTAGCTGCTGAGCGTATCGTCAAAGAAAAACTACTTGCAACTAAAAAAGGACAACGAATGAATTATTTAGCAAGAGAAAAATTTCTCTTACCTTATATCATGACTTCGCGACTTATAGATGAGATGAATAATCTAAAATTAAAAGTTGGTGGAGCTGCCGGAACTGTTGCCGTCGAACAAATTTCTCGACGTATTAACAAAGACC